GGTTTGCAATGCAAGTGCCATACATAACATCCAGAACATCGGTGTCAGGTAAGTGAAGCCATTTTTTATAAGTCGCGTAAACTTCAGCGGGGGAAATAAATTCACCCTTCAATTCTGTAAGCGGGTCTTTTTTCTTCTTGAACACGCTTGCGGTTCCTTCAGCACCTTCACCTTGCGGGGGCTCAACTTCCATCATGCCAAGAAGAACTTCAAGGGTTTTCCCTTCTTTCATAAAATCGCGAACATCGAATTTTTCAACGGTTCCTTCATTCCAGTGCAAATACAAAACTTTACTTGCAACGGTTGAAAGAACATTGTGCGCTTTGTTAGCGCCTTCACGCCCAGCTTTGTCATTGTCATAAAAACAATAAACTTCTTTGCCCCTGAAAAGGGAAGCCCATTCTTGTTTAAAGATATTTGCACCAGTCACCGCAACAACACAAACTTCGCCTCCCCATTTGTGAGAATCAAGAAGTTGGTGCATTGCTACTTTGTCCCATTCACCTTCACAAATAAAAACCTTGTCAAAATCATTCAAATCTTCCCAACCCCACAAACCAACATTGCAACCACTTGTTGAAAGTGTTTTCTTGTCTTTGTATATGCGCAAATCTTGAACGGTTTTTTTGTCAGCGGAAACAATGGGAACTAGAAATGCGTTTGAAACTGGATTAAACACAACACCAAGTTTTTTCAAAACATCAATGTTCAAACTTTTTTCTTCCGCAAGCGGTTTTAAAAAATTTTTATTTGTTTTTGTGACTTCAGAACATTCTTCAAGAACACGTCGAAGAAAAGTTTGATAACCGCCTTTCACCCCGCAAACCTTACAATCAAAAGTTTTCTTTTCTTTATTTGCATAGAATTTTTCTGAAGCATTGCAAAAAGGGCAGTCTGCAACCGCTTGTGTGTCTGTTTCTTTTAAAAAGTCAACCCCGTGTTGGTGCATGAACACAAGTTCTTTAGGTGTTTTAATTGTCATTGTAAAGGATTCCTTTTCTTTGGTTGTGTTTCAAGTTCTTTTGCATTTGCCCAACTTGTTCTTGTTTTCTTCCATTCTACTTCAAGGGGAACTTTCAATTCCTCAAATGTTGTCATAAGATAGGAAGAACACTCAAGAAATTCGGTTTCCCTTTCTGCAAATAAGTCAGGGAAGTGTATAATATTTTCATCATGTATTGAAAGATTCAAAACTACTTGGTCAGCGTGAGTTGCCTGAACAAGAAAATTTTTCTTGCATTCTTCAGCGCTCCAGCCATTTCTTATTTCAATTTGTGGAACCGCGTTGAATTCTGTCTCATAATATCCTATCAATCTTGTTTGACCGCGCTTCAGTATTTCACCAGCGGTTCCCTGAATTTTATAGTTGGCTCCAGCAAATGCTTCTGATTTTCTAACAAACAACTTTCTTCCAAAGGAAGTTGTCACAAATCCATTTGCGCGAACTTCTGCAATTGTGTTGTCAGCGAAGTATGAAATTCTTGGAAGCTTCTTTCCAAAATTTGTGTGTGCGCCTATTCTTTGTCCATGATCTAAACCAACCAAGCCTTTTGTGACCGCTTCAAATTGTCCACCATAAGCACGCCCGAAACCGTAATTCTTTGCCCCGTTTCGCATTTGCTTTTTTATTTCTTTAAGCTTCCAGCCTTTCGGATTGTTTTCAGAACGGGTTTCTTCTTGAACACGCTTAGCCCAATCGGGAAGTTTGAAAATGCAACCTCCTTTTTCAGATTGTTCAACCAACCAATTTATTTCTTCCCAATTATCGCCATAAAGATACTTACATGAAACCCCATGCATATCAATATCTTTTTGGAGCGCTTCAACAAGTTCAGGCTCACCGCAAGCTTCAACAATCAATCGCATTTCAATACCCGCATAATCAACAAGGAACATTGTTGCATTTGACCTTGAAATGAAACAACGCCTTGCGGGAATAGAATAAATTGTTCTCACACTTGTTTCTTTGGCAACATTTTGAAGGTTTGGTTCCGAAACACTTTGTCTTCCGGTGGTTGCCTTGTTTGTGTGTATTGTAGGGTGAACAATGTTGTTTTCATCTGCAAAGTCAATATAGGATTCCATGTTTCCAAGTCCAGTTGTAAACGCCCTATATTGAAGAACCAAATCAGCAATTTCACCAACTTCACCTTCTTTTTCCCTAAATTCCATCATGGCATCTTTTCCGCTGGAATCAGCCCCGCTTTCAGTTCTTCTTGTGACGGGCATTTTTAAAGTTTCATAGAACAACTTTGAAACTTGTTTAGAAGAACCAAAATTCAATTCACCAATTCCATATTCAGTTTTTTTCTTCTGAAGTTTTGCAAGCCTAAAACGCAATTCAGTTTTCATCTTCTTTGTTGCGTTCTTGTCAAGAAGCAAACCGAAATGTTGCATTTTAATACCAACATTTAGCATTTCAAGTTCATTGTTGTAGCACTGAAGCAAGGCTTCATTCTTGCACACTTTGGGGAACCATAAGCGCCAAAGCAATATTGTTCTTTCACCGTCTGCAATTTGATACGGTTCCATAATTTCAACGGGGGCTTCTTCATAAAATACGCGCCCAACTTGTGAAGGCTTACAGCCAAGAAGTTTTGCTTCTTCCGCGATTCGTTTCTTGCTCCATTCATTTAAAATTTTATCTGCAACATTGTCATATTTGAAAATCCATGAAGTTAAATAATCAAGCGCGTGTGATGATGAAAGGTTTTGTGCGATTTGTGAAAGTATCATTGTATCTTGCCATTGCGTACAAGAGTGAACAAACACCGTATTCTTCACAAATTGCATTTCAAACTTGGCATTGTGACAAACTACATAAAAGCGGGGGAATTCAAAGATTTGTTTCAACCGCTGAAGGGAAAGCAAAGGGTTCTTTCCGTCTTTTCCATCCAAGCGCCAAACAATAGATTCACCTTGAATGTTAGTTTCAACAAATGCAAAGATTGAATCTTTCAGCGGGTCAAGTCCAGTTGTTTCGATGTCAAACGCAATTGAATCTTCAGCATTGAATTCAACTTCTTCATTCATCTTCTAACCTTCTTAAATTTAGGGGGTGAGACTGCATACAAAAAATATTTTGGGAATGAAAAAGCGGGGTTCTTTCTGTGAACCCCGCTTTCATGGGAACGGCTGAAGAATTACTTCTTCTTTTTCTCAATTGTCTTCTTTGGCGCTGGTTTCTTGTATTCCAAACCAACACGGTCAAACAATTCTTGTTCTTCTTCACTCATATCTTCAGCGGCGAATTCGTATTCACCAAGCGCTTCCTTCAGCGCTTCAAGGTCAGCACCTTCTTCAAGGTCAGCACCGCCTTCAGTCGCAAAGGTCTTCAAAGCTTCAAGGTCTTTTTCAGCCTGAACTTCTTCTTCAGACTTTTCAACAAGGTCTTTTTCAGCCTGAACTTCTTCTTCAGACTTTTCAACAACTTCTTCTTTCTTCTTGCGGGCCATCTTGCCCTTTGGCGCTGGTTCTTCCTTTGCGGGGGCTTCAGCCTTCTTGTTCTTCAAGCCTTCAGGCTTCTTGTCAAGCTTTCCAGCACCTACGCCTTGCGGAACATCTTCAGGTTGAATCAAGTTAACCTTGTGATTCGGGAAACCATTCTTGTAAGAAAGCTCAAGAACCAAACCAAACTTGTTTTCAACAAGTTCCTTGACCGCATCTTCAATTTGATCAAATTCTGGAAGTTCGATTTCCATGTCCTTGAAGAATTGCTTGACCTTCCACGGGTTCCAACCATTCTTTCCTTCAAACATCAAGTTAAGGAACACCAAGCGCCCAACAAGCTTTTCATCTTCGGCTTCAAGAATCTTCAAGGATACTGCAAGCATCCAAAAATCCGCTTGTGACTGTTTCACTTCAGCCTTGTTGAAAATTGTGACATATTCACCCGCTGGAATGTCTTCAAAGTCATTGCCCTCATCCCAAGAATGAGTTCCGGCATATTGAGCAAATTTTGATTGTGCCATTGTCTTTTTCCTTCTGTTTGTTTTGTTGCGGGGTTGTTGTTTAGGTTGAAATAAATCAACCCTTCTTTTTAAGGAAGCCTAGTTTTTTCACACCGGAAGAAGTTGTTTCTTCTTCGGGTGCAAAAGATTCTTCTTGTTTGTTGTTGAACGCTTCCACAATATTTGCATAAGCTTCAACTTCACTTTTCCCCATTGGGATTTTGTGAACGGGTTTGCCATCCAACGCAATAAAGTTCTTTGCACAACGAGTTCCACAAATCACTTTTTCGTCACCACGAATTTGCAAGAAGCGTTCACTTCCTGCATAATGATAATATGCAATCGTATCAATCACACCCGCAAAAAATGCTTCAGCTTGACCACTCAAAGCGGGTTGAATTTGTTGGTATTTTCTTCCTGAGCGGGTTTCGACTTCTTTCAGAGTATCATGCGCCAAAATGACGGTTCCCAAATCCAAAGACATTGCACGCAAACAAGTTCCCTGGAATTCCTTCTTTACTTTGTCCCATCCTTTTCCATAACCTTCATCTGAGGGGTGAACCATTTCATTCTTTTCACAAACATACTCCATGCACCTATCAAACGCAATTGCACCCGTATCAATCACAAGCGTTTGGAACTTGTGTTCTCCTCCTGTGAGTTTGTCAATTGTTTGTTTGAAGTGCGCCCAAGAAGGCATTGGCATTTGAAACATCTTCAGCGCCTTTCCACCCGCTTCAAACATAAGCGAGAGCGCTTTTGGGAATTGGCTTGACAAAGACGTTTTTCCAATCTTCTTTTCACCGTAAATCAACCAAGTATAATCACCGATCGAAGAAGAAGGTGTTGAAAGTTCAGTTGGGAGTTCAATTTCAATTTCCGCATCAATGTTCTTTTTGCGCTTCAACAAGCTTTTTGCTTCAGCCATTGCTTCCACCTTCAAGAACATTGCGTCCAAGTTCAAGGTTGCGGTTTTCAAAATTGGTCAGCGTGAATTTTTCAGGATAACGCACACGCAACTTTGTAATGTTCTTTTCCTTGGTGTCACTCATATTCAAACCAAGTTTTCGTGAACCATTGCAATGAACCAAAGCGCATCATCCAATTCGCCTTGAATGTTGGTTTGGTCAAGTTGCTTCCCGTAAATGAAAGACTTCTTCAGCTGGTTTGCAAGTTCCCCAATTTCGTCTTGAAGCTCAAGAACAGCGTGAAGCAAATCCCGTTGTTCAGGTGTCAAGAAAAGTTCTTCAGGCACAACACAAGTGCGCACCGCCAATTTTTGATATTCATTGTCATTCATCATTCTTTGCTTTCCTTTGTTTTAAGATTCAATTTCAATCTTGCCTTCACCAGTTGGAACAATTGCGGAACAATTGCGGAACAAGTCACTTCAACATTTCCATTTTCTAAAATCTTGAAGAAGTTCTTTGTGCCATTCTTGCCGTCAACAATTATGCTTGGAGTGTTTAGTGAAATATAAGTGTTTTTATTCCCCGCAAACATCTCGAAAGTTCTTTTTGTGGTATCTTTTGCAGTTTGTGAAACTTCTTTGTTTAATGAAAGAACTTTTTGCTTTTTTGTGAAAGTTTTCTTTGGGCTTCTTTTCAAAATCAAGAAGGAAGGAAAGGTTCATTGATTGCCCCCTAAAAGTTCAGGTGAAATTTTCTCACGCTGGAAGAAGGAAGGGTTGCCTTTTATACAACCTGAAGCACACGCTTCTAAATAGTCGCAAGGAAACGCCCAGTCATCGAAACAACTTGAAAGGTTGCGCAAAGGTTGTTGTTGTTTTTGATGCAAGTCAATAATGCGTTGAAATATTATCTTCAATTCAAGTTGGAATTCCCCCATTAACCTATGATCGAAAGGAACCAACCAACGCTTAAAATAATGGTCATAATCTTTTCTTACTTCCTTTCTAAAACGCGCACTGAATTCTTTCATTGTTTCAGTGGGCTTGCGCTTTGTGTATGGCTTTCTAATCACATTGTACAGGGTTTGTTCAGGATAGGAACCAAAGGCTTCCTTCCATGCAAGCGCATAGTATAGCGTTTGAAAGTCTAAAGGAAGACGCGTTTGTATTCCTTCGACATCAATTTTCCCTTTAGTTTTGTGTTCCATCAAAGTAGTTTTTCCGTCAAGAACAATTCCACGGTCAATTTTTCCGACTGCACGCACATCAAAGAACGAAACGCTGAATTCCTTTTCATTGAAAAGTGTTTCATGTTCTGTGAAGTCACTCTCATAGAAGGTGAAATATTCATCAAGCAACACGGGAATCAATGCTTTGTAATCCTGAACTTTATTTTCTGCAAGCGTGAAAGTTCTTTCATTGGAATCAATGATTGAATCAACCGCTTCACAAAGTTCTTCATAGGAAGGTTTTACACCGCTTGAATAAACCAAATCAAGAATTTCGTGAACGGTTCCACCAAACCCATATTTATCAATTTCATCATTCTTCTTTTCCCAACGGTTCAAAGAAAGAATTCCCTTGCGTTCACAAGCAAGGAAGTTCTGAAGCAATGATTGTGTGATCCCAACACCATCTTTTCCAAATAGTTTCAACGCTGAAGGAAAGCGCAAACTGGAAACTTCAAATTGATAAACCTTTTCAGGTTCAACTTTGCTTGCGTTTGAATTTGCGCTTGAAGGGCTTTTTCTTTGAAACTGTTTTTTCTTTATGAACTTCTTTTTCAACATAACCAAATTTCCTTTTTTGAATATCGGCAATCATTCCGTGAACTAGGGGGCAACCAAACTTTGTGCAATAGTTTCCTTTGTACTCAAAATCAATTGGGTAAATTCCCGCACGGTTGCACCCGCCTTTGCAAATGCAACCTTCATATCTATCTAGTTTCAAATAGCGTTCACGCTCTTGAAGGAGGTTTGCTGGTGCGTGCTTCATTTGGTCAGCAATTCCCAAAGAAAAGAAAACAGGTTTTGGCCGTTCTTTGAAAATAGAACGGCAAGAATGACAAAAATTGTCATGGAACAAATCAAACAAATTATTCCAGCAACAAGAAGAATGTTCATTTCAACCCCCTTCTTCCTTTCTTACAAAAAGAAGTTGAACAAGTTCAGTCAAATGTTTGTCAAGTTCATCACAATGATATTCAAAGCGCTCAATTTCGCTTTCACTGAAAAGTTTCTTTGCATACCTTTCAAAGCTTGTGAACTTGACTTCAACACCTTCCTTGCAATCTTCAAATGAAAGTGAAATTTCATTGTTGTGAAGTCCGTTGAAGTTTGTGAATTCAAGAACAAAACCTTTGAATTTGAAATTTGCCCGTGTTCCCATTAGAATTTCACCCCCATTGTAAACAACATCAAACCGATTGCGTCAATGGAATGATTGTTGCGCACCTTCAGCGCTTGCGGGAAAGCTTTTTTTATTCTTCTTCCACAAACATCTTTTGAAAGTGTTCCCTTCCAAATGATAGGTTCCACAACAACAAATTCCCGTTCAATTCCAACAAGAATATATTCCAGCGCAATCAAAAGTGCGCCCACTTGGTACGCAAGTTTTATTGTTGCGCCTGAATCAGTTGCAACGCTTTTCTTTCCTTTGAAATTTGAAACGCCTTCAATCACAACCTTCACGGGAAGCTTGTGTTGCTTGTGAAGTTCTTTTATTTGTCTTCCAAGAACTTCAACCTTGTCAGCGGTGAACAAAATCATTTCTTGGTTTGTGTCAGCGGTGGCTTGATTCAAACAACCGTGAAAAAATTCACTTATGTTTTCACTTTCACCAAGAAGAATTTGCGTTGTGTTTCGTTTAGGAACAACACCGATTGAAAAACCCGTGTGAATTCCAGCATCAACCCCAACATAAATGCAAGGCTTCATTGAACGCCTTCTTTCATCTTGGTTTCAGCAATTTCAATCGCTTTGTCAGCAATGCGTTTCTTCATTTGAGCAACAAAGAAGTTCAGCCAATTGGAAAGAAAGAACTTGTCAGTTTTTCCAGTTTGTTCAAGTTCTTTTTGAAGGCGCAAAAATTCTTCAATGCGGTCAAGCGGTTTGAATTTCATTTGGCCATTGAATTCAACAACTTCAACAATTCGTTGCTTCAAATCGTTTGGTGTTGGCAAAAACTTTGCCTTGCGTCTTTGTGTGCGGTTCAACTTCATTTGGTTGCTTCCTTTTGTTTGTGTTCAGAATATTTCTTTGAAGGGTTTGCAATGCTGAAGCGTGCGTTCAAGCGGTCAATTATGACTTGCCTGAAGTCACAAAGTTTTTCAAACTTTTCCTTTTCCCGCTTTATGTGTTCAAGATTCATTTCCAGCCTTTCAGCGTGGAGAATCAATTCTTGATTGCTCATTTCAAAAAGTTCTTTCCTCATAGTCTTTTCATTATCCTTTGTTGTGATTCAAGTCTTCCCCGTTTCATTTTCATGTTGTCCATAATGTCATAATCAATTTTATTCTTGCGCACAAGAAAAATTGAATCAACATTCCTTTTTGCAACTGAAGTGATTCTTTGGCGTGCTTGGTCATAAATTGACCAGCGCTCAGGAAGTGAAAACCAAATTTGAATATTTGCCTTGTTCAAGTTTGAACCAGTATCAAGGCAAGTTGGGTTTGCAACAATGATTCTTGTTTCTGAACGCTGGAAGGAACGCACAACTTCAGAACGCTTTTCTTTTTTGATTTCACCGTGAACAACACCAACGGAAACATCAAGAAGTTTTTCAAGGTTCATTGCAATCATTTCAATTTCATCAACAAACACGCACCAAATCACAAGTTGTTCATCTTTCAAATCAACGGCAACAAGTTCATTTATTCTATTTAGTTTTCCATAGTCAACAACTTTGCCGTTGAAGATTCCACCGCAAAGGCGCTTCAGCCATTGGTATTTTGCGGAATCATAAAGCGTTGAAACATCTTCCCCGTCAATTTCTGTTTTCAGTTCCTTTTTCAATTCGGAATAAATGCGTTCAAATTCAGGGTTTGTTGTTTCGCAATACAGAACCACGGGGTCAATTATTGTTTCCAGTCCAACATCTTTTCTTTTTAGTATAAAGGCGTTTTCTTTTAGTGTCTGCAAGAACGGGGTTCTGAAATCACGCTTGAAATCATATTTGAAACCACATAGTTGAAGAAATCTTTTTTTGAATTGCCAAAAATCACGCACCGCAAGAAGTGAAGGATTCACAAAAAGCATTTGTTGTATATAGTCAATGTCATCTTCAGGGTTTGGGGTTCCAGTTGCGCAAATTCTCACGGGAACATTTCTGAAGTTCTTCACAAAGAACTTTGAAACTTTTGAACTTGGGTTTTTTATTTTATGAGATTCATCAAGAACAATTGCTTCCCAATCTTCAGCAACAACTTCCTTTCCAAGTGAACGGTTTGCTTCATAGTTAAGAAGGAAATATTTTGCTTGTGATTGCTTCAACAATTTTATTCTTTTTTCTTTCGCGCCCGAAAGAAGAACAAACGCTTGGTCTTCGTTGGTCAATTCATCTTCCCAAGAATCAAGTGCGGAACCCGTTGAAATTATTAAAATCTTAGAACAGCCAAGCTTGCGCAACGCCCTAATGATTGAAAGCGTTTTTCCTAAACGCATATCAACAAAAACAAGCGCAAGCTTGGTTGAAACTATATATTGAATCAATCGGTTTTGGTATTCTCTTGCACGTTTGAAAATTCGCATAGGTTCACCAATCGGTTTTCTAAATCTTGTACAATTGCGATCAACATACCAACACACAATTCAGGTTTTGCTTTCACGGCAAGGTTCAATGTTGCTTTTCCATTTTCATCAAATGAAACACAATAAAAATTCTTTGCATTTTTTAAAGCTTCCCGTGCTTCTTCACGGGAAGATTCAAATTTTTCATTGAATTCTTTTTCATTGAATTCTTCAATTGAAGATTGTTCTTGCATTATTTGCGAACTCCAAGCGCGTGCTTTTCTTCAATTGTCAACTTGTTTTTTGGAACAAGTCCTTTCCCCTTTACCTTGAAAAGTTTTTCAACCTTCTTCCCTTCAGCGTTCACAAGTCTTCTATAATGGTTTACAATAATCAAATCGACACGCTTTTCAGGGTGTTTTTTCAAAACCTTTGCAATTATTTCTTCATCTGTAAATTGTTTTTCCAACAACAAATCACAGATAAGTTGTGACATTTTTCCACTTCCCTTTGTTGGGATGCCATTTTTTGAAGGTGTAGGAATCGCTGGTTTCTTCACAAGCGCCTTTTTGGGGGCTTCAGCGGTCTTTTTTGGAGCTGGTGCAATCTTTGCCTTCACAACTGGTTTTTTGGCTTCCAGCGCATTCTTTGCGGGGACTGGAACGGTTTTCTTTGTTTCAGGTTTGTTTGCAACGGTTTTCTTTGCTTGGGAAGCCTTTTTTGGGGCTTCAACTTTCTTTTCCGCTGGTTTCTTTTCCGCAACAATCTTTGCTGAAGCTTCTTTTTTTGCTTCAGGTTTCTTTGCTTCAGGTTTCGCGGTTGTAACCTTCACAACTGGTTTTGTTTCGGGAACCTTTGCAACCGGTTCTTTGCGCTCCAATTTCTTTTTTGGGGCTGGTTCAATGGTTGTTTCTTTCGCAACCGCTGGAAGGGAAGCTTCGACCGCTTGAACGGTTTCTTTTTCAGTCGTGGTTTCATGCATTGTATTCATTTTTTTCTCATTCCTTGTTGTTTGATTCTTGTTTTTGTTTTTGTTTTGTAAACTCGTTTTTAAATTCTTCACTTGCAAGAAAGTTCTCCATATCTTGCCAAGAACAACATTCAAAACGATAGTTTGCACCCGCTAAAGTTATTTTATTTTTTCGCAACATTGTTTTTCTCATTGAAAGGTTTTACAGTTTTTGCAACTTGTGCAAACAGCTTGAACAATTCAGGGTTTGAAAGAATCACTTTCATAGCAAACGAAATTGGCAATTGTCCAGTTTCAACTTTTGAAATGAATGAATAGGTTTGTTGAAATATTGCACTAAATTCTTCACGGGAAACATTTAGTTCACTTCTTGTTTTAAGAACACAATGGTTCCAATCAAGAATTTTCTTTTTGTCATCTTTTATTTTTAATTGCATAATCTTATGAACCCCCAAACAATAACAATTTGAGTAGAAGAAAGAAGTGTGAACATTGACATTGAAGAAGCAACAATGACCTTCTTGAATCCTTTTTTATCACTTGGCAACGAATAACCGCTTTCAATTCTTGTTTGAAGCTTGAAAACTAAATATTCATCTTCAGTAATAGAATTTACTTGCTTCAATTCTGAAAAGACTTTATAAACAACATAAAGCGACCAGCCCCCAATAAATAATGAACAAATCAACAGAAGTGCTTTCAACAATAATATTTCCATTTTTATTTTTCCTTTTTGTTTGTTTGTGAAAAGTGCGGGGTTCCCCCTGACAATACACCAAAAGAAGGTTAGAAGGTGCAAGCAACATTAGGGAACCGCTTAAACCTTACATTTCAAATTTTGGCAACATTCCCTTTTCGTGCAAAACTTTTCTGTCAGCGACAACCAAAGGAAGAAGTTGTTGGTAAATTTGCCGTTCAACTTGTTCAGCAAATTCTTTTGCATATCGCATTGCGTCAATATTAGCAATTTCACCCCGAACCCTGAAGCGGGAACCAGCAAGTTGAATTTCAGTCACCCTCAAAGAAGGTTGTTCGGGGTCTTGGGAAACCCGTTCAACGCTTGTATTCTTTCCGCAAGTAAGATTGGAAAATTTTTCTTCCAAGTGCGCTTTCATTGTTGCAAAGTCAAACAAAGAACGCTGAAGGGAAGCTTCAACTTGTGACCGTCTTTTGAATTCAATATATAAACGGTTTTCGTGAAGATAATGTTGTTCTTCAAGCAGTGCAAGCATCTTGCGCTTTTGACTTCTTCCAAATCGTTTAGACATTTTTCACTTTCCTTGCGGTTGGAAGCTTTTCCAGCAATTCAACAAGTTCTTTCTTCCGGCCAAGTGCAAGACTGCTGAAGTTCAGCAATTCCTTTTCAGAATAAACCGCTTTCAAACAAACACCTGAAGCAAGCAACCAAAGAATTCCATCACCACGCTTTTCATAATCCTTGCGCAACACCGCGCGGGAATGATACTTTTTTCCAACATTCACATTGTATTCAACAGAATCAAATTTGTGTTCAGTTGTGTCAAGTTCTAAAGTTCTCATTGTCATTCTTCTTTCTTGTGTGGAGCGTTTCATTGCGTTCATGTTGTAATAATACCTTTCTTTTTCACAATACGCAAATAAAAAACAACTTTTTCAAGTTATTTTTCAAAAAGTCGTGAACAAGTTGTTGGCAGATTGACTTTTGTATGAATTTTGTGTGTTTCGTAAATGGTCGGGGGGTCAAATCTTCTTTCTTCCATCTTATTTATTGATTGTATGATTAGAAAAAATATTGGTTAGGTGATATAAACCACCATCACACAAAGAAAACACCCCCCTACCATTTTCAAAACACTCATTTTTCATACAAAAACCACTTTGTGCAAAAACCCGCAAGGAAGCGTTTTAAGCCCTTCAAAGTATTGGGTGCGGTCTTTGTACCAAAGAAACAAGAAAACCCCCTTTTTGGGGGTTTGTTTAGGGAAAGAAACGGTGTTTTGGTCAGCCTTCACCCGCAACGCTGGAAGAAGCAAAGTTCAATTCATTCTTTGGGTCAACAATCAAGCGCCCAAACTTCCACGGGTCACCCTTCTTTGATTTCACGCCAAACCAAAAAGCGGGTTCCTTGCGCAAATCAAGGTGGAAAGAATATCCTTCCCCGTTCCAGTAAATTCCAACACCGAGAAACCCCGCTTTCACCGCTTGCTTAAAAACCCAATACGGGTCAGCACTGGAAGCAAGGAAGAAATCAACCGCTTCACCTTTGGGGTGGAATTCGCTTTTGTGGTTCCCCGTTGTGATTCCGTTGTGAAGCAACTTGATTTTGATTTCAATTGCTTTTCTGAAATTCACAAAGCGTTGGAACAAAGCGAAAGAAACTTCTTCCAGCTTTGCACCCGTTGCTTCAATTTCTTTCTTTGAAAAATATGGTTCAAGTTGTTTGCATTCTTTTTCAGTCATTGTTGCACCTATATACCGACAAACTTTGGCTCAAGTTTCACGCCGAAATCAATGTTGCTTGCATAGCAAGTTGTGGGGGCATCACTTCTAAATCTTACACCTAAAGAAGTTACACCAGCGGGAACTTCAAAGAATAAAGAACAAGAAGAAGACTGTTCAATGAACCCAACATCAACGGTCATTCCACTTTGCCCAGTAACAAGACAAGAACTCTTGAAAGATTCACCAAGGGCCTCATATATTGAATCGTCGGTTTGATCAACGATTACAAGTGAGGAATAATGAGCTTTATTGAACCGCAATTGCGCGTTCAAATTTACAGAACACAACCAAGAAGTTGCCCCTGAAGGCAAGGCTGGAATTGCGGTTTGCAAGTCTGCAATTGTTTGAACTGAATCCACAATTGCGGAGTGAAATTTATTTGACATTCTTGGCAGAACTGAATTGTTCAGCTTAACAAGTGAAACCGCGCTTGCTGCAATCTTTGTTTCAGTCACCGCCCCCGCCAAAATTTTTGTTGAAGTCACCGCGTCACTAGCAATTTTTGGTTCCGTCACTGCAAGGTTTCCGAGTTTTGCACTTGTCACCGCAAGATTCAAAATTTTTGCAGTTGTGACCGCATCACTAGCAAGAGCGGTTGCACCAATAATTCCCTTGGTTGTAATGGCTTGCCACAGTTGACCCCAATTGCCCGTGTGGTCATCACTTGCGGTTGCGTTCAATGCCATTCCAGCGTTTTCAATCACAATTGCAATTTCTTCTTGCACCGCATTCATAAATTCAGCGGGGAGCCTTGTTGCCTTTTGTGTTGGTGGAATCGCTGAAGCAAAGCGCCTTTTTCCGCTTTCAATTTTATAGTCTTCGCCTTGCGTTCTATGCATTTTATCCTTCCTTTGTGAAAAAGTTCAGTTGTTCACGGGTCTTCAAAAATTCTCGTTCCCAAATGTTTTTGATTTGTTCCAAGTTGTTTGTTGCATCCAAAGCATAATCTTCACCTTTGAACAAGTCAGGAACAATTGCAAGAAAATTCTTGTTGTTCATAATTCGTTTCAAATAGAAGTTTGTACTTTCTTCATTTCCAACGGTCAGGAATTGAAGCAAGACGGGAAGCCATTGTGCTTTCAAAAAGAAATTTACTTTGTTGTTGCGTGCAATAGTTCCTGAAGTTCCGATTGAAAGAAGTGAATAATCTTCTTCCTTCTTTCCTTCAAGGTGCATCATTCCACACAAACCAGCAAGGGAAGGATTGTTTGCCCAAAGTCCACCGTCAACAAATGTTCCCTTGATTCCAACCTTCTTTCCTTCAGCGGGTGCAAAATAAGTTGGTGTGCTCATTGAAGCAAGCACCGCAAACCAAAGCGGAATGTTTGGGGTTTGGTCAATGCTGAACACTTCAGTTTTGTCTTCTGTGACATTGGTCACGGGAATGAACAAAGGCTTCAATTGTTTCCTTGTGAAGTCATCATTTCCAAAGACTTCCTTGAAAAGACCTTCAGCATATTTGGAAGAATAGGTGTTTGCCTTGTTCAGTCCAGAAAAGAAACCTTCCTTTGTGAAAATCTTCTTTGTGTGCGCGCGGAACAAATAAACAATTTCAGTTTCATTCATTCCGCAAGCAAGACAAGTTGCAACGATTGAACCAACTGAAGTTCCAGCAAATGCAATTGGGAGCGTTGAAGCGCTGAACGCTGAAAGGGAAGCGCATTGTTCAAGGTATCTTGCAACCCCAAAGCCCCAAACGCCCCCGCCATTGATTGAAAGAATTATGTTCTTGCGTGCATTCATTGTTTCAGCCCTTATCTTCAAGAAGTTTCAAAACGGTTGTGACTTGCGAAATAGTAATTTCAACAGAATGCACAATGTCCTTCACTTCAGAAATTGCTAAACGCAACTTGTCAAATTCTTCCCGTTGAAGTTGATTATCTTCCCGTGAATGTTCCCGCATTTTTGCAAGGTCTTGTTCAATTGCCTCAATTCGCTTCCCATATACACCAACTGAAACGCCAATTCCCGCAACAACGGCTTCTTGTTTGCAAACGCATTCATTGGGAACCTTCTTTGAACTGGTTGAAGTTTGTGTGTCATTTTCTTTTTCTTTTTTGAATGAAGTAACGGTTGCACGCACAACAGTTTCAGCAAGTTTGGTCACAAGAACACCCAAACCCGCTGAAATGGAAGCAAGACCAACAAGAGCATCATTTGAAAATTCTTGTGCCATTAAAGAAACCTTTCCCTTTGTTCAGTTGTCAGGTGTAAAAGTGTGAATCTTCTGTGAAATTGGGTCACGCACGCACAACTTGCTTGAATAAAGATCAAAGAACAAGTTGACATTACCTGAAGAATCTTTTGCAAGGTATGAAATTCCCTTTGCTTTGTGATATTCACAATAAGCATTGGTAAAAAATTCAACCGCCTCATTTTGATTCTTCGCAATGTCATCAATTTCAAAAGAAATTTTTTCTTCTGGAATCAATGCAACAAGAAGCGTTGAATTTTCTGGTTGAACAATTGCACCGCAAAGAAGTCTTTGTTCGGGTGTTGCGGTCAATGTATCAATCTGAAGAACTTCACCAAATCCAAGAATGAATTCAGGAACATTCAAAACCTTCAATGAAGTGTTTGTTGTGTTTCTAATTGTGACTTTCATTTATTCAATCTCCATATTGACAATCAAGCGGTCAATGCGTGAAATTTGTGAGTTGTCAGCGTTCCAACCAGCAACAGGCGCAACGGTAACACCGTAAAGTTTTGCAACATCAAGTTCAACATTCAAACCAACCAAGCGCCCTTCAACAATTGAGTTTGTTCCACCTGAATTATTTTGAACATTTGCTTGGTATGTTGAAGAAACTTGAATTGTGTATGTTCCAACCAATACATGATTTGCATTGTCAATTTGAACTTCCCAAAGTTGCAACTTGAAGAAAGAAGGTGAAATGACTGAATCACCGTTTGTTCTTCCCTTCACACCAAAGAATGAAAGTGAAATCATTTTTGTTGCTGGTTTGGAAATGCGAATTGGTGAAAGCGCACCGTTTGCATAGGCATTGTTATTCACGGTTGATTTGTCACCGCCTGAAACATTTCCGTTTCCATTCAAGGTCAAACAATTTGCGGGGTTCCCGTATGTTGGTGCGGAACCTTCACCACAATTCGCACCAAAATTTTGTAATCTGAAAACGCGCAAATCTGAAGGTGGTGTTCCAGTCGCGGAAATTTGTATTAAACCGTTTGGAAGTTCTTCAAATACTACATTTGAACCCGCAACAAATTTTGAACTTAGCTTCAAATGCCAGTCATCACCTTCTTCTTCAATTGCTTCAACCAATACACCAAAACCACCTTCAAGCTTTGCTTCCAAGAAATCAGGGGTTGCGTCTGAAGAATTTGTTTTCACGGTGTAGGTGTCTGAAGAAGAACTTGAAAGATTCACAACAACGGGGGCAATTGGAATTTCTGCAAAAGTCACAATATTTTGTGCGATCTCAATTCCATCAAAACAACTTGCACGCAAATACATATTGAAAGTTGTGGTTGCGAAAACCGCACGCAACTGGATTTTTCCTTGATAGTAGCCAGTGGTGAAAGTTGGAGCTTCACCTTTTACGGTTAACAAAACAATTCTTCCTTGGTGATTGGTTGATTGTTGGAAAACACCAAAAATCATTGGTGCATTTTGAGCGCTTGAAATCTCAAACAAAACCGTGCTTGCACTTCCATTTACTTCAAACAAATCGACAACGGTTGCTGGAAAAACCGCTTTCCCTTCTTGTAAATACTTTGAACCAGTAATCGAATCAACATATTGTTTTGTGACAAGGTGCGCGTTTTGTGTTGGTGTAGCTCCAGCAACGGGAGCGGTGAAAGCGCGCAAACCATTTGCCAAAATATATTGCGTGTGGTCATCAGCTCCAAGGTTGGCCAGTGCTGAATGGGAAATATTAGAAGGGTCAACTTCAAGTTCATTGTTTACTACTTTCAAAGAAGAACCAAACAAGAATGAAAGTTCTTGTCCATTTAAAGCAAGCGGTTTCCCGTCCGTTTCAGAAAGAACAAGCGGGGGGTGAAGATTTTCTTTTTCAAATAGTGTAACATGGAACCGTTCAGTTGAAGAACCGCCCTGTAAACCGCTCATTTCGTTATGTTCGGGAATATCGCTTGCGCTTAAACTTCCCGCAACAATATTTCCTTGGGCATCAACTTTTGCTGGTCTTGTTCCAGCACCAACAAGATTTGAAACGCGCATTGAAAAAACAAGTGCGGGTTTGTTCTTTGCAAGCCAACGAGAAACTTCACCAGTTGAATCTTTTCCTCCCCACATCCTAATTCCCAAATCTGAATCAATGTTTGGTTCACAAGCAATTTGGAGAAGTCCAACTGCTTCAAGTGTTGAATTTATGCGTACAAGTTTGATTTCCATTTTTACTTTCCTTGTGTTTCGTTAAGCCCAAACAATGTTCAAGTGTGCGGGTTTGGATTTTTCAATTTCGCTTTTCATCAGTTCTTCGTTTCCCGTACCTGAAACTATTGTAAAAACAACCGCTGAAGTTTGTCCTGAATCATTCAATCTTGAATCAACTCTTGAACCGATATTCCAAGGGTCAATTCCAACGGGAGCACAATAAAAAGGCTCTGAAATGCCACTTCCCGAATTGATTGTAATTGTGAACCCAAATACAGAAGCATATTGAATAAAAAATTCAGCAAACAAACCAACACTCGCATCAGAATAAACAAGCGCATGACAAGCTTGTTGCCTTTCTTCCAGCGTTGCACCTTCAGGGGGAACAATATCAAGCAAACGTTCCCAATCTTCAAGAAGAACTTCAGCGTTCCCCGCAATGCTTTCTTTCAGGATAAACAAACCAGCGGAATCAATGCGTGAAAGTTCACTTGCGAACGCTGAAAAGAGAATTCCCAAGAAGCCCGTGGAAGGTTGTGTGTCTTCAGGTGTTGCAATTGTATCTTGAACAACATTGGAAGAACTTGTTGAATCATTCCAAGTTGTAGGTGAAAGAACGGAATCTTGAAAAAGATTGGTTGCAATCTTATTTATTTTGAAACCCCAAATGATTCCTTTAGGCAACAAATGACGGAACATCCCCAAGTATTCTTGGGAATCGTATTTCTTCACGGGAACAAAACCTTCGAGTGATTGCATTAGGTGAATTCCGCAAAAGTGATTGTTCCAAGTTTTGCCAAATCAAAACCCGTCATTTGTATGTCACCGTAAAAAGCACCGCTTCCTTCAGAGAAATAAACAACTTCAATGTTGTTTGCACCCGTGGAATAAACCGCTGAATTTATATGACTTTTCAGAATGGCTCCAGAAGGCACGCTTTCAGCAATGAATAAAGCATCCAAAGCTTCTTGCACCTTTGTACGAATTCCAATATCATTGAACGGTTCAAGTTTAATATATGGGGAACACAACTTCACAACAGGATTGATTGCGGTTGCAACAACTCCAAGCGGTTTCTTTGCGTCAATGTTTGTTTGAACTTCGGCAAGCGTTGTCGGTGAAAGAATGCCAAATGAAGGAGTTGTGCAAACAACACCAACGGTCCCCGTTCCATTCCAATTTTCAAACACCCAAGCAAGACCAACACCAGAAACTTCTTTTGCCCAAGCAATATAATCTGAATCCCTTCCACCTGAAGGGGGCTTTCTAACTCTTGCGACAATACGAATTCTTAATTCGTCGTCGGTTTCTTGTTCAACACCGCCTGAAGGTTTTTCAGTATTATAAATTTCTGAATTGTTGATTCCTGAAATCGGTGTCTCTAAAGTCAATTGAAGCGTTGGGGTTTGTTCATTGTAATTTCCAGCAACACCACTTTCAAGCGCTTCAATTGGAATGATCGCATAATACACGCCTTGCGTTGTGATTATGGTTCCTAGTTCACTTGTTTGATACTTTTGACCCAATGAAGTAGAAACAACGGTCCCTTGTGGAATCGCCGTTCCAAGTATTCCCCAAAACACCGCTTTCCCTTTTGCTTTTGTTGCGGGTTTCTTTGTAATTCCGTACAAATACCCAATGCGTTCAAGCCAATCTTTTTCAGCGGTGTCAGCAAAGATTTGTTTGGACAAATATTCAATATATCCATACAAAATATAAACCGCACCGCTGAAGACGGTGACCAGAATTGAAAGAAGACTTTCCCGCAAAATACGAACACGGGTGGTTTGTGTGCTATTCTGTTTTATTCTTGTTTCCAAGTCAGCCCTCACACGGGAATAAATATCTTTGATTGTCGGTTTTTGATACGGCATCACAAGCCCCCAAACATTTGTTGTTTCCAGTTGTAGAAATATTGAAAGAAAGTATTTTGACCAGTTGAACCAACTACAAACACTTTTATTGTGAAAGTTTTTGGGTCAGTTCTTTCAGCCTTCACTTGAATTTCGTTTGCAATCCCGTCTTTGGTCATCCAATCAAGCGCTTCCTTTGTGTATTGTTCCAACAAAGGAATGACATTTTGCAAACTCTTTTCCCTTCCCAATGTCCAAAGCTTTGAACCAATGCGGAACCCCCGCAAGTCATCACCAAACCAACCGCCAAGATATTCTTTCAACTTGGTTGCTTCTTCAGGTGTTGCCCGTCTGTCAGAAAAAAGAGAAATCAAAATTGCGGTTTCAAAACCTTCATCACTTTTCAAATCAAGAACTTCATTGTTTGAAAGAATGTCTGGTTGAATGTCAGCAAAATCAAGTTCAGTCAAATAGAAATGAATATCACCTTTGAAATCCATAATCAACCAACCCCCGCTGAAGTTTGACCAGCACAAGTTCCCGTTCCCGTTGCTGGAACAACTTGTGCGGTTCCCGTGAATGGGTGTGTATGACTGGAAAGCTTCACCGTTCCCGCACTTGCGGAAACTTCACCTTGCGCTTCAATGTCCGAAGTTGCCGTGACTTTTCCAGTCACAACACAATCACCCGAAATTTCGGTTTTGGCTTTCAACATAATAGACTTTCCTGAAGCGGGTGACAATTCAATTGAACCGTCATCTTTCAAATATACCTTTTGCCCAAACTTTGAATAAATACAAACTTCACCCGTTTTCAAGTTTTTAATTCTGAAGGCTGAAGAACCAACCCGCAAAATGACCGCATTTGATTTTGAACCCGCAACGCTTGCAACAAGCGCTTCAGAATT